GGAGTAACCTGATCAGGCGCGGGGGCACGGAACTTCATTCCATCGCACTGGTTGAGTGGGACACTGGATGAACCAGGACGCACACTCGGAGCATCAACATGCTCACGATTCTCCGTCGGATCCACTACACTCAAAGTGGCTGTCGGATCAAGTTCCGACGCGAGAATCACCTCAACAGGCTTCGCTGGGTCAGTAGCAGGCAACTGAGTACCACGTTGCAACTGAACCACAGCAGTACGAGGAGGATTTGATTCACGATTGGCCCGATACTTCTCAAAAGGGTCAGCGCTTTTCGAAAAAAACGTCGAAGCTTTTGCAGCAGCAGCAGCAGCAAGACCAAACGCGGCAAGAGCAATGCCAGTAACAGGACCAGCCGCAACACCAGCGGCATGGACACCCAATCCAACAGCCGTAGTGGTCAAGGCCGAGGAAGTGACAGCAGCTGCAACCTCAGCCGCTGTCCATACCCACTTAAACTTCCGGTTCAGAGCAGACTCATGGGCTTCAATCAAAGCTTGATTAGGCTTGATGAGAGCATGCATGACCGCAGTCTCAGAACTAAGATCCTGCACAAATGCAAGATTACAAGCAGCAAAGAGACAGGAAGAAAGAAGGTGCTCAGGAATGTTGTAAGACTTGGCCTGGAACTTAGCCCAGGCAACAAGGTTACGAAAATTATCCGGTGTTCTTGGTTGGCCCGCACATTTCATAGCGCAAGCAGAAATGAGTCCCTTTGGAACAAGCTGCTCAATAAAAGAGTCAGTCTTGTAAACAAGCACAAAGGGGCCCCAGGAATAAACAGAAACATCGGGTAAATGCAAGTGGTCACCACCCACTGCGAGATTTGCCTTATCATTCAACGTGGACAAACGAATATGTCCATAGTGATTAGGGTCCTTTATTGCTGAGACAAAGGACAAGGTGACTTCAGGAACAGGGTCCAGAAGGAGAGGCGTAAAATGAAACACATATACGGAATGGTAAGGAGTAGAATCAACCTTAGACCAACACAGACTACCAAGGCGAATGCCTTCCTTGATAACTGGAGCCGCAGAGTGTCGAAGCCAGGCCAAATTCGAATGGACATAAGCTGAGCTATTACCAGCAACGGTCATGGAAACCTGGTCCAGACCAACTTGTTGGTAATGGGCCTCGCCATCAGCGAAGGCACCATAAGCATCAGGAAACTCATGGCAAACTGCAACTAAAGCCTTAGATTCGGCATTTAGACAGAATTCAGCAATTTGGTCAACTGACAAATAGTATATACTGTCAACAGACATGTACACACTAGGAGTTACCACACAGGTGCACGACTGTGCCAAATGCTTGCAACGGTTGCGAGCACCGTCGTGTTGCAAGGCACGAATGTCATCCTGGGGGGTAAGCACAGGGCAAGCAGAGTGCACATCATCACGCCCCTTACGTTGGTGGCGGGAAGCATTGCCACCAATATCCAAAATTTTGGAGGTGGCACCAGCACGTTCACGAAGTTTACGGCACTGGTTGTATGCAATCTGTTCAGCCATTTCACGATCCATATTAAGAACAGGGTGTTCATGACGAATAACCTCCTTGTTCAAATTATG